ATTGGGTTTACTGTTGTCATAGTGTTAGCCTTTCTGTGACTAATTTAAGTTAAGATCTTTCTCTAGTAGTTGCAACCATAATGTAACCAACTACCCATAGTCCAAATAAAATTGATATATTAAAATGCCTCTTGTTGGAATGAGTCTTGTCGGACCCTCCAAAAATCAGAGTGACCCCTAAGGGTCACGAAGGATTCTGAAGGAATCCTATAGAGATCTGAAAGATCTCTCTGAGGAATCTTGAAAACCTTTAGGTTTTTGAGACTCCGATTAAAAACAGGATCCCGCAAGGGATTCTATTTAAAAACTATGGACCCTGACTGGAAACCTCAGCGCAGCATTACTACGGGGTCTCAACAGCCAGGGGTACAGGGACTTCAACGAGAACTTCAGCAAGGAGTTCGGATCGGAGTCACCCGTATTAGTTGTCCCAACCGGAGTTTGAGCTTGAAAGGATAAAAGAACCCAGACTCAACAGTTGGAACAGACAACACTGGGAGGTGTGTTGTATAGAATTGTATGAGCAGTTTCACTGTGTTGCTCAGCACTTGTATGCTGCATTATGCTGATACCTTACGTATCTCACACTCCTAGCAGTAGGAATTTCATAAGCAGTTTATTGAGATGCTTAGCTCGTTACTCTTTTTAAATCCGACCCCTGTGGTCGGATTCAGATAGAGGATGTTAGAACATTGCCTCTAGGTCTTCGTCTTTGACACCTGCAACAGTTGGCGACACACTGTCAAGAATATCAAAGTCTACACCATCACTGCCGTTGTACTCGACAAGATCAGTTACTTGTACAGCTGTGAGGGAGTTGAAGACTGATTCGTTATTGTCACCGTAAGGAGCTTGCCATACGATAACATTAACTGTTGAACCATTACCAATAGTTTTAGCGTCCATTGGTTGTTTGTCATTACCAACCACACGAGGCTTACCATTGTCACTGCCATCTTTCCTGAGAGCCCGACGACGAAGTGTCAGTGTTTCGACACCTTCGTTGTTTTCTCTTACAGGCAAATGGTTATCTTTCCACAGTTTGAGAGTCGCTTCATCTTTAGCACGTAGCTGAATCTCAAACTGCAATGGTGTAGTGAAAGGGCGACCATTGACTGTGCCTTTACCAATCTGGGGTGTTTCCAGTTTAGGGTAAAAGCACAAAGCGTCTTTGATCATGAAGTTACGGGCTTTTTCAAGTTTAGTCATTTTAGTTCCTTTACATGGATTGTGAGAGGAAATCTCTCTTTTTAAATCGATCCCCTGTGGGTCGATTACTTTGAGTTATTATCATAGTATTCTTCAATGAACTTAATCCATTCATAAGCATACCAGATAGAGAAGATTAGAAACACTGCCATCAGACCTGAGAGTAATAGCATCAGTTAGCTCCTTTGTTTAGTTCTTTGAGCCTAGTCTCAGCATGTCTCAAGTCATCATAAAGGTTCTCAAGTTCTCCGAGAACCCAGGCGGGTCTGAGACCATGACCATAATTTTTATGTAAGTCATTGATCTCACTTTTATAGATTGAGATACTGGTCTCAGCCAGTTCTATCTCTCCAGACATACTCATTGGTTCCCCCTATATAGTTGACATGACAAGTAACCGACAGACTCCTGCATTACTAGGAAGTCTTGCATCCGCTCCAGACAGTCTGTACCTGTGAGGTTGTAATCAAGTATGTGATTAACTCCACAATCTTGGTACAGAGTTAGGACAAGTATGTAGACTTTTATCATGAGGGATACCCAAGAACTTCTTCTACATAGTACGTAGCCTTTGCTTTAGTCATTGATGGGTATTTTGCAATAGTATTAGCTATTGCTTTTTCTTTTGAGATTTTAGTCATTTTCTACATCCTTACGTGTTTCAATTATATTACGAACATTCTGAAGAGTTTCTATTAAACTGTCCAGATTGTTATCGAAATTTAGTATAACCCAGTCATGAGAGTTTTTAGGCAAGATGGCAATCTCATGTATAAATACAATGTCACTACCATCAGCTTGAAACTCTCTGTGTTGAGCTATAGATACCGCATGAGAACCATGTGTTACTCTTACGTTATTGAGTTTGAATTTTGTTTGAAAGTCATTGTCTTCCATCATTTAACCCTTTCTCCAGAGCATTGAACATTATGTACCACATATCCAGAATCTTCCCAACCTGAGATGATGTCAGGTATTCTGGTTGATTCTATGTGGTACGATACTTGGTGATTCACATCGTCCTTGTAGGAGTAGGACTTGGAGATGTTCATTTTGTATTCAAGTTTCATTTGATTGACCTTTCAATAGGTGATGTTTCGATGAATTCTACATGATATCCACCGAAGTCTTTTACGAATACACCTACACCATTTTTGTCGATGTAGAATACTTTTGCCACTACCCATGTCAGCATAGCAGCACAGAGAAGCATAGAGAGTTTAGGCATTGGTATATCCTTTCAAGATATAGGTTAAGTGTTTATGAAACAGCAACCATTACGATTGCTGAAACAAAAAGACTTAAGACACAAGCGGAAGCCACTCGTCCACTTCTTTTATGAAGATGTAAGTCAGGAGGTGATCTATCTCGTCTTGTGTCACGTAGTCGTTTATACCCAAACCATCTGGCAGGGTTAGGACTTTGTCCACAGCTTGTATCATCTCCTCTTTGATGTGTTCCCATTGTTCACCTGGGTCAAGCTCATTCTCGAAATCTGTTGTCCATTCTACGGAGTCACAGAGTTTGTCAAATTTATGCTCGAAGAAGTCTATGTCATTTCTTGCAATTGAGTTAGTCATGGTATATCCTTTCAAGATATAGGTTAAGTGTTTATGAAACAGCAATCATAGACATTGCTGAAACAAAAAGACTTAGATGAGGGACAGTTGTCTTGGGTCTTTACCAAGGTCACTAGGGCCATAGAACGGGAACCCATCGTATTGCCGCTCATTGGCGAACAATGTATCCAGAATCATATATGCGTAATTTAAGCATACATTTGAGAGAGCAACTACACGCTTAAGTTCACACTCATCGCAGGAGAGTAAGAAAGCCTCGAATGCTTTTATCATCTCCTGGTTTTTTGGCTGCATCCAAGGATCTTGAATACCATCGTCCTGTGCCTCGAATATTGCAAGGCGTTTAGCAGCACGAAGGATGATTTTGTCTGAAGTCGGGAATTGCATGGTATATCCTTTCAAGATATATGTCGGACCCCACACCTCTGAGAGATCCATGAGACACCAAGAGAACCTTGGAGTCAGTACAGGGACAGCCCCTATACTTCTTCTTAGATCTGGCCCCTGTGGTCAGATCAGAGACTATCCGAACCAATCATGTAGAGGTCTGAGAGATACTGAGAGATACTGAGAGATACTTAGAGAGACTGAGAGATACTGTACATTGGTCTAGACTGAGAGATACTGAGAGAGACTGAGAGATACTGAGAGATAGACTAGGAGATCTTATAGTATAGATATAGATATATAGTAACCTAAGGGAGGGACTGGAAGGCTTCTCCCTATAAGGAACTTAGAGAACAGTACACCATCCCCCCACAGTCTCTCACAGAATCCCACACAATCCCATAGTCCCGCTAGAGCCTATGCCACATAAGACCCTCAGAGAGCCTCACAGAGCTTATAGAAGTCTCAGAGTACCTCACAGTACCTAAAAGATAGACACCTACCTGAGAGGGCCTCTTAGAGATCTAGGGGGTACTGCAAGACTATGAGGGTACCTGATAAAAAAAGTACTTATTAGGCTCTCTTCCTCAAAGACTCTCCCAAACCTAGGAGGGGGTACCTCAATCTCTCACAGAATACCCACATATCTAAAAATATATAAATATATTTCTAAGTTCCTTATAGGGACATAGAGGACACACAATGAACAATAAAGAGATACAGTCTCTTCTCAAAGAAAAAGAGAGGAGGGTAAAACTAAAAGGGTACGAGGGGGACTTTACTTCCTTTGCCGAAGAACAGATACAGATTATTACCAAGGATACTAGCTTAGGTTTCATACCTTTTAGGTTTAACGAGTGCCAAGAGCGTATCACTAAGGCTCTCGTAGAACAACAAGAAGAAACTGGTATGGTTAGGGCTATTATCCTAAAGGCTAGACAACAAGGTATCAGCACTTACTGTGCTGGTAGGGTCTTTTGGAAGTCATACTTCTCACCTCATTCTAGATCAGTGGTTATGGCGCATGACTCTGCTACATCAGATGCCTTGTTTAGTATGTCTAAGAACTTGATTAGGAATATGCAGGGTGAGTTAGTACCTAAGGAGATTACATCTAATGCTAAAGAAATTAAGATACAGTCTCCTGCTTACAATGATAAAGATGCTATTGGCTCTTATCGTCTGTATACAGCGGGTTCTCCGGAAGCTGGTCGTGGAACTACACCAACGATTGCTCACCTATCAGAAGTAGCCTTCTGGACTCATGATGAGAAGATATTGGCTGGTTTGTTCCAAGGTATATCCCAAGCACCAGGCACTGAGGTTATACTAGAGTCTACAGCTAATGGTGCTCAAGGGGAGTTCTACAGGCTCTGGAAGGGTGCTGTAGCTGGTGAGAATGAATACCTACCAATCTTTCTACCTTGGTTCATAACCCCTGAGTATAGGCGTACAGCCCCTGAGGGAATGGAGTTAACGATTGAAGAAGAAACCCTTGTAGAGAACTATGGGTTAGATAATGATCAATTGTATTGGCGCAGATTAAAAATTGCAGAGGGTGGTAAGTTAAAGTTTCAACAGGAGTACCCTGCTACAGCGGATGAGGCATTTATTGTGTCTGGTGCTAATGTGTTTGACATTGATAAATTAAACTCTCTTGTACCCCGTCCAGAACAAAAGCGTAGTGATTGGGATCCATCTAGTAAAATGTTTGATGATAACAGGGAAGGTAACCTGTCTATATATGATTACCCTAAATGGGAAGAACCCTATGTGATTGGGGCTGATGTCTCTTTAGGGGTGGGTCAAGACTATAGTGCTGCTGTTGTTATGAATAATAAATATGAAATTGTAGCTGTATATCGTAATAACCGTATTGATCCTAGTATGTGGGGTGAGTTGTTATTCTACTTAGGTAGATATTATAACAATGCTTTCCTAGCAGTTGAGTCTAACTCTATGGGTATTGCTACACTGCAGAAGTTAGAACAGATGGGTTATCTCAATCTGTACAAACAAACAAAGATGGCTAATGTGTCTAATGAGGAAGGTTTACGTCTAGGTTTCAGAACAACATCTGCATCTAAACCTGTAATCATTGGGAACCTAAAGAACCTAATAGACAATGA